GATGGATGAGGTGCTTGCTGAACGGACGCAGCAGATTGCCTTAGATAATCTAGCCGCTGAGATTAATAAAAAGTGGCCTACATCTCCCGGCGAGCCGACAACGTGGGACATTATCCTCAAGGCTAGAGAAGATAAAATTGCGGTAGCTAAGAAAAACAGGATTAGAGAAAAAGCAAAATCTGATAAGTTTTTCGATACGGTTTTTGAATGGCTGAAAAATATTGCAATCTTAACTGGGGTTGCAATTCTAAGTGTAATTGTTGGCTATTATATTTGGATTAATAGATGCCAAGATACGGTGTGTTAAATGAGAGTGTACGAAGTTGGAGTGTATAATTCAGTTGTTAGAAAGATTATTCGTTCTGGCGGAACGCTACCTGAGCATAGTACTATTTCTCCTGAGTTTGAGAACACGTTATATTTTGAGCGCGTAGCGGCAAGTGAAGAAGATGTACGTATTAGAGTCCACAACGAGTACCCTAAGTCGTTAGGGTATGTAATAGATTATGTTAATAAGGTAATGGATAATGAAGAAGACCGTGACTGAATTGTCAACCAGCTTAGATGCCCACGAAAGAGTTTGTGGCGAGCGCAGCAAAAACATTGAGCTTCAATTCGCTGGAGTGAACGCACGGTTAAAACGGTTGGAGTTTATTATTATGACCACGACAGGCGCTATTATACTACTGCTCGCTACTGTCGTTATTCAAGGAACGTAACGTGCCAGAGATTGAACTGCCTCAGAGTTGGATAGCATGGGCTGGTTTTATAATTACAGTGACTGTTGGCTTGGCTATAAGAGATTGGGCTAGTGATTTAATTGCTGCTTGGAAGTGGAAGGCTACTCCGGGTTTTGAACCAATGGACACTTGTATTTTAAATGGCGAACGGGTCTTAATAATACATATCGGATTACGCGAAACCATTTTTGAAAGACAAGGTAAGTGGGGCCGAACATGGCAATACATTCCAAGCTCAAAGATCGTAAACCATGAGTTACGTAGGGTCGTTGGTGATGATCGTATGCTTGACCATAAGATAAATGGTGAGGATAAAGGAGAGTAAGATGTTTAAAGTATTAGTGTTAGTATCGTTAGTTGTTGTGGCTGGTTGTGTTAAACTACCCAACTTTCCTATGTTCTACAGCCACCAAGATTTGCTAGATCAAGAGCGTGAAATAGAAAATAGTTTCAGAAGGGGGAAATAACTAATGTCTTTATATGAAAATATGAACAAGCGGAAAAAAGCAGGAACATCTCGTTCTAAAGATAAGAGTAAAATAAGTGATAAAGCGTATGCTAACATGAAAGCTGGGTTTCCTAAAAAGAAAAAGAAACCTACAGAAACAAAGAAGGCATAAAGGAATTAGATATGCTTAGTTTACTAGGATCAGTATTAGGATTTGGCACAAGCTTCTTACCTAAAGTCATGGATTTCTTCCAAGATAAACAAGACAAAAAACACGAGCTATCCTTAATGGATAAGCAGCTAGAGCAGCAAATTCAAATCGGCAAACAAAAGATGCAGATGATGGACGTAACTGCGGACATTGCTGAAACTGAAACACTGCACAAAGAACACTCTAGTATTACTCAAAAGTCTAGCCAGTGGTGTATAAACCTCAGTTCCTCTGTAAGACCAATCATAACGTACTGTTTGTTCATAGAGTTTGCGGCACTTACTATATCAGTTAACATGGGGTGGATGGACTTAATACAGTACGCAACCATATGGAACAGCGAGTTTCAGGCCATATGGGCAGCAGTGGTGTCTTTTTGGTTCGGTAGCCGTAGCTTTAATAGGAAGTAGATGGAGTAGCTACAATGGTATTGCACATCAATGCGTCCGGTATGGAGCTTATTAAGCACTACGAGGGGTGGAGAGCGTCCCCTTACCTGTGCAGTGCGGCAAGGCCGACCATTGGCTACGGCTCTACATGGGATCGTAATGGCAATGCTGTTACCCTTAACCATTCTGATATTACGAAGAAGCAAGGCGAACATCTACTCCTCCGCGAGGTGCGCCATTCTGAAGCGGCAATTAGAAGACTTATCAAAGCGGAACTAACAGAGAATATGTTCTCTAGTTTGTGCAGTTTTATATATAATGTAGGCAGTGGTAACTTCCAGAAGTCTACTCTACGTATGAAGTTAAACCGTGGGCAGTACGAAAGTGCTGCTGACGAGTTTCCTAAGTGGCGCAAGGCTGGCGGCAGGATCATTAAAGGCTTGGTGCGTAGGCGTAAACAAGAACGTGAGTTGTTTTTATTATAGGAGGTTAAGGGATGGCTACCCCACGGCAAGGTAAGGCAAAAGTTAAAGTTACCGCATCTGGTAAGAAAGTTTCTTATGGGCAAGCTGGTAAAGCAAAAGGTGGAGGACCACGGGTAAAACCGGGAACCTCTAAGGGCGATGCGTACTGCGCAAGAAGTTTAGGTATAAAGAAGGGGTTATCTAAAAAGAAACAGAACAACCCGAATACACCTAACAACCTATCGCGTAAGCGTTGGAATTGTGTAGGAGCTAAATCAGCATAGTATCTATTGATCGTGTCACAGTTATACTGTACAACTTGTTTTAGGAGTTATTGTATTGGCCGCAATTAAATTAAGTAAATTCGTAGGTACTGCGCCTAAGATATCGTCAGAGTTACTTCCTGACGGTGCGGCTCAGATTGCCTATAATTTACAGTTATACTCCGGTGATCTAATCCCGTACAGCGAGCCTGCGGTTGTTGATAAAGTACCTCGGTTAGGTGCGCTAAAAACTTTACATGGTATGAGGGCCTCTAGCGGCGCGTCTATTGACTGGCTAACTTGGTTAGCAGATGTCGATATTATTACTTTGTCTGACTCATCTGATGACGAGCAGCGTTTTTATTACAGCGGCGATGGGGTTCCTAAAGTATCTACGTACGCGCTAGCTACATCAGGTTCTGCGCCGTATCCTGCTGCAACTGGCTCGTTTTACGAACTGGGGTTGCCATTACCTACTGTAGCACCAGTAGCTTCAGCAGCATCGTTTACATCTCCTACTTCTACGCACTATCAGCGGGATTCTGGTAACACGGCTATTATAACCACGGCGGCTGCGCATGGGTTTAGAGATGGTAATATTGTCACTATACGTGGATTTACTGGGTCTCCCGGTGAGGACTTCAACATAATTAATACCCGTATTACTGTAACTAGTTCCACGACGTTTGAGTACTACAACGCTGGTGGAACGCAGTCATCTGCTTCTGATACGAATGGAGTTGTTGATTTAGCTGGCGGGACTATTATACGGGATTACACATATACATGGTTTACTCCGTGGGGTGAGGAAAGTATAGGCGCTGATCCGTCTGATACGCTCTATATCAAAGAGGGTCAGCAAGTTACAGTGAGCGGGCTACCTACTGCTGCTCCGGTAGGGGATAACTTTATCACAGGGATGAAACTATACCGTACCCTATCATCTGCATCTGGGACGGAGTTCTACCATCTATCTGATTTGTGGTTCCCACAAGCTACTGCTACTGTGTCCCTTACATCTAATGTTGCTACTGTTACTATGGCTACACACCATGGGCTTATCGTGGGTGATAAGTTTAAGTTAGCTAAGTGTACAGATACTGTCTTTAATATTACTAGTGGTGTGGTTACTGTTGTAGTTAGCGACACTGCTTTTAGTTACGCAGTGACTAATGCTAACATTTCGTCGAAGGCTGACACTACAGGTAGGCTGTATCATAACGTCGCTGAGTTACCTGCAGACACACCCCGTTACTGGGGTGATGATAGTATAAAGACAACTCATAGACTTCGCAGCAGTGGGGTCGCCACCTTAACAACTTCTACCGCTCACGGCTTCCTTAGTAACCAAGTGGTAACTGTTGCTAGTGTGGGGGGAACTGGGTACAACGCGGCAAACGTAGTTATTACTGTAACAACTACTACAGCATTTACTTATGTTAACGCTGGAAGTGATGAGAGCAGCACAGCGGATGCCGCAGGTGTAATAACTAACGACAGCTACACAGATGACTTTGATTTTCTAAATCTGGTGGACATCCTTATATCCGACGACTACGAAAAGCCAAAAGCAACTATGGTAGGTCTTACGTTAGTCCAGAATAACATGGTAGCCGGGTTCTTTGACAACCAGTTATGCTTCGCTGAGCCGGGTAAACCTTGGGCGTGGCCTATAGCTTATCGACAGACGTTCGAGCATGATATCGTAGCTATTGAGGTTGTAGGCGGGTTTCTTATTGTTCTAACTGATACCTATGCGTACCGCGTTTCTGGTAACGATCCAGCCACTCTTAGTATCTCTCGAGTGGACAAACCATATCCCTGCTTATCAAAGCGTTCAGTGGTTAACATGGGGTATGGGGTGTTGTTCGCTACCTATGGGGGCCTTGCGTTGTGGGGTAGTGGGGGTTTAACTTTAGCGACTAAGTATATTCACGATTGGGATACTTGGGATGATGATATTGACCCTACTACTATTGTAGGGCACTTCTTTAATGACAAGTATTTCGGATCATATGACGGTGGGTCTTTCCTATTTGAGCAGGATGAAAAAGTCGGTGGGTACTACGTTACCGCTGGGCACCAATTTAACAGCGCATGGACTGATGTAACTACTAACGCTTTGTATACCGCCAGTGATCAACTTGGTAACATTACTCAGTGGGGGAGCTCTACATGGCCTTTACGCCCTATGGAGTGGAAATCAAAGACCATTGTCACCAAAGATTTTATTAACGTAGGCGCGGCCCGAGTAGTGGGGGACTATACTACAACTGCTGAAGATATTGCCGCTTACGCTACCTATAACGATAGTATAGTTGCGTATAACACTGTTGTGTTTGGTGACAGCGAGCAACTCGGTTCAATAAATGGGCCAACTGATTACGTCGGTGATGATGGAATTACAGTTAACAACTTCGGAGCATTTAACACGGGGGTCGTTAATGGCCCTGCAGGGTTAGGAGCTACGATACGATCTCCTCGTACAGCGCCTTCCCAATACAGCGTTGTGTTCAAGTTATTTCAGAACAAGGATTTGGTCTTCACCCAATCCGTTACTAGTGACGCCGTCTTTAGATGCCCATCAGGATACAAGTCGGATACGTTTGAAGTGTCAGTAGCTAGTGAGGCTAGGATTAGGTCAATCCATCTAAGTGAGACACCTGATGGGCTTAGGAAGGCATAATGTCACGTAGACACGTAGCAACCCCAGAGGTTCCAGACACACTTCTTGATTGGCAAGGGGTACTCTTTAGTGCTATTAAAGAGAATGTGGAACTTCTTACAGGTACACGCGGAGAAGGTGACCTTTCAAGTATGGCAATCTGTCGGGGTGACTTTACTGTTAATCCAATGGGGACTCAGGTAATGAACTCTATTAATACTAGCCATAATGTTACACCCAGTGCCCTTAGTAAAGCAGCACCTCTAGATGCGTTTCTAGATTTGCGTAGTGATGTTCAAACTTTAGCTGTTGACGTACGGGAGACCCGCGCAGTGCTTAACCTTCTGATACAGAATATAAAGGGGGCCTAGAGATGTTCCGATTTAGAGTCCACAGTCGCTGGTGTTATGTTGACGCTGGTTACGGNGGTGGCGGGGACGCTAACTCTAATAGCCAAGATCAATCTTTTGGCGGTGGCGAAAGTTACGACAGNGGGTATGGGAGCTATACTGGCGGT